GAGATTGCCCGTGATACAGCAACTAAAGCAGAAGTTCAGCGACTTACTGAACATATTGACCAACGGTTTAATCGCCTTGAAGCAAAAATTGACCAACTTATTCAAAAGGGATAAATAATCATGGCAATCAGCAAATTTCAACAGGCTTTTAAAGATGCTCGCGCCAGCGGCGAAACAGAGTTTGAATTTAACGGCAAGAAGTACAACACCAAGTACAAAGAAGAAGTCTCTGCACCCGCAAAGAAAGCGGACGCTAAAGTTAAGCCGGAAACCCCTAAGAGTTCAGCCGCCGTCAGTCAGGAATCTTCTAAAGCTCCAGCCGAAGAAAAACCGTTTAGACCAAAAAATCTTACAGATTTAATAGGGTTGAGCAGTAACGTTAAAAAAACAACCACTGAGCCTGCTCCCAAAGATGACTCAAAAAAAGCGTCTGAGGACAAAAAATCATGGTGGACAACTCCTAACGCAAGTCTACAAAAAGGTTCGCTTCCAAGCGGAAAAGAAATTCGTGCTGCTTTGGGTTCTTCTTACAAAAAAGGTGGAAGCGTTTCCAGCGCATCCAAACGTGCTGACGGTATTGCCCAAAAGGGTAAGACTCGCGGGAAGATGTGCTAAATCATGCCTGCCGCATCAGCCAAACAAAAGAAATTCATGGATGCTGCGGCGCATAACCCAGCATTTGCAAAAAAAGCGGGCATTCCTGTAAAGGTTGCCAAAGAGTTCAGCAAGGCCAGCAAAGGACAAACTTTTAAAGGTGACGAAATGAAAGAATCTAAAGGCATGATGAAAAAAGAAGTTAGCTTTATGAAAGCTAAGGGCGCTCCTAAGTCTATGGTTAAGCACGAAATGGCTGAGATGATGGGTAAGAAAAAAATGGCTAGTGGCGGTATGCCTATGGTTATGAAAGACGGACAAAAGGTTCCAGCTTTTGCCGCAGACGGCAAGGGCAAAATGGCTCATGGCGGAATGACCAAAGAATATGGTATGGGCGGTATGCTCAAAAAAATTGCAAGTCGCGCCGCTCCTGTGGTTAAAGAAGTAGCAAGTAGAGCCTCTCCTGCCATGAAATCATCTGTTTCCAGCGCAGTCAAAAAAGCTGTTCCAGCACTTAAACGTGCTTTTGGTCGAGGAATGGCAGAGGGTGGTAACGTTACCAAAATGGGCGCTGTAAAAACAGCCAAGCCTTCTAGCGGTTCTGCTTCCAGCCGTGCTGATGGTATTGCTCAAAAAGGCAAGACCAAGGGCAAAATGCTCCAAAAAGGCGGAAAGTGCTGATATGAGAGCAAGCCGTGGTATGGGTTCAATAAACCCTTCCAAGATGCCCAAAGGGGTGAGGAAGGCTAGGCGTGATGACACTGACTTTACTGAGTACGCTGAAGGCGGAGAAGTATGGTCAAAGCCGCGCCCTGAAGGTTTGGGGAAGCCCAAGAAACTGTCATCGGCAAAGAAGGCTAAGGCCAAGGCTAGGGCAAAAGCTGCTGGTCGGCCTTATCCCAACTTAATTGACAACATGAGAGCCGCTAAATGAGTTACACGACTGGCACAACACTCTTCAACATGGAGTTTACGGAGATCGCTGAAGAGGCGTGGGAACGTGCTGGGCGTGAAATGCGTAGTGGCTATGACTTGCGAACAGCCCGTAGGTCAATGAATCTGATGACGATTGAGTGGGCAAATCGTGGTTTGAACATGTGGACGATTGAGGCGGGGTCTTTTCCGTTGACACCGGGATTGAATACTTATCCGCTCCCATTGGATACTATTGATCTGCTGGATCATGTTATTCGTACAGGGGCAAACAGTTCAAGCACACAGGCTGACCTGACAATCTCGCGTATCAGTGTGTCTACATACGCCACCATTCCAAACAAATTGCAGCAGGCCAGACCTATTCAGGTGTGGATTCAGCGATTGTCTGGAGAAACCAATCCAACTACGCTGACTACAAATGGAAGCGTTACCAGCACTGCTACCACAATTACACTGAGTTCAACTGTGGGCTTGGCTTCGTCAGGCTACATCAAGCTGGACAGTGAGGTAATTTACTACGGATACATTTCAGGAAATGATTTGGGCGGCTGCTTCCGTGGACAAAACAGCACTACTGCGGCTACTCATACGACTGCTACAGAGGTGTTTGTTCCCCAGCTTCCGGCAGTTACTGTTTGGCCTACGCCAGATGACTCTACGCCTTATGAGTTTGTGTATTACAGGATGCGCCGCATTCAAGACGCAGGCTCTGGTATCCAGATTGCAGACATGAATTTTCGCTTTCTTCCCTGTGTAGTGTCTGGATTGGCTTACTACATAGCGATGAAGGTTCCTGAATTGATGCCACGCATGGACATGTTGAAACAGGCATACAACGAGCAATTTGACTTGGCTGCTGGCGAAGATCACGAAAAAGCACCGCTGCGATTTGTACCACGGCAGATGTTTATTGGCGGGAGTACGTCCTAATGGCTAAACAATATAAAAGCGTACTTGAAAAATATAACAAGAGCTTAAAGCCTCGCCGTCTTCCAACTCCAGAGGAAGAGGCAATTGAACCTGTATATCCAGAAGAATATTTGATGGGTGGCCCCGGCAAGTTTGCTGCATCGGGTCTTAGGTCAAGTGCAGAAAAAGCAGCGGCTAAAGCAGAGCAGCGGGAGCGTATTGCCAATATCAAAATTGGTGAAAAAATTCCTGCGCCGTGGATTGAGGCGGCAGATAAAGCCGTGAAAGATAGGTTTTATAAAACAAAATGGGGCCAAGCAACCTACGAAAATTTGCGCAATAAAGCTGAACAAGCCGCTAAACAGCGGAGCAGACAAGAAGTAATAGATCAAATCGAGAATTCCGGCAAAAGAGCTACTAACAACTTTTATGGTGAAGCTGGAAATGCGATTGGCAATGAAATGTACGAGCAGCGCCAAAACGCTGCCGGTGACACCTACAAAAAAGGCGGCAAAGTTTCGGCCTCTTCCCGTGGTGATGGGATAGCCCAGCGCGGCAAGACCAAGGGGAGATTACTCTAATGGGTAATACTTACGCCTCTGGTCGGATTGCAATTGCTGAATGTGATCGGTGTGGTCAACAGTACAAGCTCAAAGAGCTCAAGACCGAGGTCATAAAGACCAAACGGTATGAGTTGAAGGTTTGTCCTGAGTGTTGGGATCCCGATCATCCGCAGTTGTTGTTGGGTATGTATCCTGTAGAAGACCCGCAGGCGCTTAGAGGGCCTCGCAGGGACACTACATATGTGACGGCTGGCGTGAATGGTTTGCAGCTTACTCAAGATGGTTTTGGTGGGTATCCTACTGGCGGCTCAAGAGACATTCAGTGGGGATGGAATCCAGTGGGTGGAGCAAGAAATTTTGACAACGAGTTGACTCCAAATTACTTGGTGGCAACGACAAGTGTTGGTACAGTTACGGTAACTGTTTCTTAGGAGAAAATGATGGAAACAAAAAAAATGCGTAGTGTTGCAAAGTCAGAGGCAAAAAGAGCCGTAAAAAGCCATGAATCTTCTATGCACGGCGTAAAGAAAATGGCAAAAGGTGGTAAAACCAACATGCAAATGAAAGAGCTTGGTCGCGGTTTGGCTAAGGTTGCCAATCAGAAGAAGTCTTCTTTCACATACAAGCGCGGAGGCTGATATGGGATACAGCAAAAAGATGATGGGTAAAGAGGTGGGTGATGCCGCCACTTATGCCGCGCCGCACAATATGAAAGGCAAAGCTGTTGGAATCGCTTCCAATCCCGGCAAAGAACCTAATGGCAGTATGCTTAATACAGTTGACATGAGTGTTGGTGCTTACAGCAAATCTGCTGGTAATAAGCCAGCCAAAACAAGTGGTATCAAAATTCGTGGCACTGGCGCAGCCACCAAAGGCGTGATGGCAAGAGGCCCAATGGCATGAATTACGCTGAACTTGTCATTGCTGTTTCTGACTACTGTGAGAACACGTTTCCCACGGTAGACATGAACATTATGATTAAGCAGGCGGAGCAGCGCATTTACAACACTGTTCAGATTGCAAACTTGCGTAAAAATATGACTGGTAGCGTTACCGCTGGTAACCCGTATCTGTCTGCGCCTGAAGATTTTTTGTCTGCTTATTCATTGGCTGTGATTAGCGGAGATGAATATCTTTATTTACTCAATAAAGATGTGAACTTCATGCGAGAAGCCTATCCAAGCACGGCTGCTGCATATCGTGGCAAACCCAAGCACTATGGTATTTTTGGCCCTCAGTCAAATGCCGTGAATGAGTTGTCGTTTATTCTTGGCCCAACACCAGACGCAACTTATTCAGTTGAATTGCATTTTTACTATTACCCAGAATCTATTGTCACTGCTGGCACTACTTGGCTTGGCGATAATTTTGATTCTGCGCTGCTCAACGGAACGATGGTCGAGGCCATTCGTTACATGAAGGGTGAGCCAGACATGGTTAAGTTTTACCAAGATATGTATCTTCAGTCGATTGCTCTGCTCAAGAATTTGGGTGACGGCAAACAACGCATGGATGCGTACAGGGATGGACAAGTCAGGACACAAGTTCAATGAGTATTGTTCAAACACAAACCACATCGTTCAAAGCCGAGCTATATCAAGGCATTCACGATTTGACAACAGATCAGATCAAGATTGCTTTGTATACAGCCAACGTAAATTTGAACGAGGCTACTACCGTTTACTCATCTAACAATGAGGCCAGTGGTGGTAACTATGTGGCCGGTGGTTTGGTTCTTACGCCTATCACTGTGAGCAGTTCGGGATATACGGCATATGTTGGATTCCCAAATGCCTCATGGATTGGCGCAATAACTGCGAGGTGTGCATTGATTTACAACGTTACCAAGGGTAACAAATCAGTTGCGGTCTTGGATTTTGGGTCTGATAAAGTCACCACGGCAGGTGGAACATTTCTTATAACGATGCCAGCAAACACGGCAACAGAAGCACTTATCAGGAGTTCAAATTGATCGTTACAACAACAAAAGGTGACATGGATGATTCTTTGCTGGAAAAGCGAGAAGGCACTGTGGACAACGAAAATGAGTTAACCACATGGGTGGAATATTGGTTGGAAGGGGAGCTTGTCCACCGTTCTGTACATGTGACTTTGAAGAAAATGCCGTCTATTGGCGGCGAAACAGCCTCAATCGGGTAAAGGAAACATCATGGCAAATACTCAATCAATGTGTACTTCTTTTCTGGGTGAAATTCTTACCGCCACTCACAATTTTGGTACTGCTCCTGTTCGCGCTGTAACCACAGCAGACACGTTTAAAGCGGCTTTGTACTTAACATCAGCCACCATAGATGCTGCAACCACTGTTTACACAACAAGTGGCGAAGTGTCTGGTACAAACTATGTTGCTGGTGGTGTCGCAGTGACCAATGGAACTGCTCCCATAGCAACCAATGCATCTGCAACAGCAGGTGTAGGTTATTGGACTCCGTCAGCTTCAATCGTTTACACCACAGTCACTTTGACAACAGCTTTTGATTGTGTTTTGATTTACAACAACTCTCAAGGTAACAAAGCAGTAAGCGCACATACGTTTGGTTCACAGACCATTACGGCTGGCACTTTCACTTTGACAATGCCTGCAAACACCACAACAACCGCTTTGTTGCGTTTGGCTACTACTTAAGGGTAGATCATGGCAGGATGGGGCGCTGGCGCTTGGGGCAACGGCACTTGGGGCAACGGCGAAACCATCTTAGACGGGAATGCCGCTTCAGGTTCTGTTGGCACGATTACAAGGAATGTTTCTGTTGCTTTAACAGGGGTTCTTTGTCATCCTGACGTTGGCGGGGTAGATGAAACAAATCTGCCAGAGATTCAAGAAGTTCATGCAAATGGATTTGCAGGTATTGCATCCCCAGACAGGTTAATTGTTCTTTCTGGGGTTGTAACAGATGGATTAACTGGGACGATAGCCAACGGTGGTGTGGTTGTTGGACTGACGGGTGATGAGGCTTCTGGTAACGCTGGATACGTTGAGGCTCCATTGTCTCCGCTTACGGCAAATGGATTTGTTGGGAATGCTCTGTCCGGTATAGTAATTGAATTAACCGGATCGTCATTGTCTGGGAATGCTGGGAGTGTTGGGCTGGGAACAAGATCAAAAGCGTTGACGGGGGTTTTGGGAAGAGGCGAGGCTGGAAATGTGATTTCGGTTTATTGGAAAATAATTGACAACAGTCAGGCCGCAAACTGGCAAAATATCAACAATTCTTGAAAAGAAAATTGAGAAGAAATCGTAACTTGAGGTAAACCATGACTACAGCATATACATCACTTTTAGGGTTGGCTCTACCTGTAACGGGTGAGTTGTCAGGTACATGGGGCGACACTGTAAATAACAGCATTACCTCATTGCTTGATTCATCAATTGCCGGAACCACAACATTGAGTTCTGATGCCGATGTAACTTTAACAACCACCACGGGCGCGGCAAACACATCACGACAAGCTGTCTTGCTTTGGACAGCGAGCGGTACTGTTACTCGGAACATCACTGCACCTGCGCAGAGCAAAACATACATGGTGATCAATGCCACTGGCAGCACTCAATCAATTGTTTTGAGGGGTGTTGGCCCGACAACGGGCATAACTGTTGTGGCTGGTGAAAAGTGCGTAGCAGCTTGGGATGGGTCAGACTTTGTCAAGATCGCCACCACCACCATTGATGGTGTCTCCACTTTTTCTGCTGGAACAACAGGATTCACGCCGTCCACAGCAACTTCTGGTGCAGTAACACTGTCTGGAACGCTGGCAAACACAAACGGTGGTACAGGCCAATCAAGCGCATTTACCCAATACGGCATCACCTATGCCAGCACGACTACCGCATTGGCAACAACAGCGGCAGGCACATCAACCACGGTATTGCATGGCAATGCATCTGGTGCGCCAACATTTGGCGCTGTGTCTTTAACTGCTGATGTTTCTGGAACTTTACCAGTTGCAAATGGCGGTTCTGGT